CGGTTCACGCAAAGTGCGTATCACTACAACTCATGCACCCGTGCACTCGAGCGGCTGCTGACGGAAGTGCACATGGTAAATGGCGAGCCAGTGCGGGCTCTGTGTCACGATGGAGATCCCGTACTGGGGTGGATGATGACCAACCTGATCGTCCGCAAAAACGCCAAGGATGAGTGGATGCCAGACAAGGGCAGCAGCCCGCAAAAGATTGACATCGCAGTGGCCGTGCTGATGGCGATTTCAGAGTGCCTGTACTCGGAAGAGTCCGGGAAAAGCATTTATACAACGCGTGGCCTACTGTCCTTTGACGATGACGAAGACGGTCAATCAAACGTCGCTGCGGTTGGATCGTATAACGAGGATGATGAAGATGCGTGGAGTTAGCGATATTGCAATCCGCTGCCTGGGCAGTCTCGACCTTCAGGACTGCCTGTTCTGGTCTGGGTTTTTGTGCTTGTGGTGTGGCTGTCGCGCGGCTTATCCGCCAGCGGCACCGATCGTGTGCGGGTTGTTGTTGGTATCTGTTTCGTTATACGGCGCCGCTCGAAAGGCACAATCCTAAATGGGCATGTTGTCGCAGGTGATGGCTTCAGACCCAGTGCATGGACGTGGCCCGCTGGACTGGCTGCTGAGCACGTTCATGGGCAAGAAGGTCACGTCAGGCGTGCGCGTAAACGCAACCACGGCGCTGAACTATTCCGCATGCTGGGCTGGTCGCCGGTTAATCACGGAGACGATTGCGACATTGCCACGGGTGATGTACGAGCAAAACGGCAGGCTTAAGTCTCCCGCGGTGTCGCACCCAACGTACAAAATGTTTCGCCGCGAGCCGAACGTGCGACAGGGTGGAGTCAATCACCATGCACAGCAGTTCGGCTATCTGGTCGACTGGGGGAACTGCTTCGCAGAAAAGGTCGTAAACAACATTGGTCGCACGCTGCAGACATACCCGATCCATCCCAGCCGAGTGCCTAAAGAGGGCGTCACGGTTAACCCGGAAGACGGGACGCTGACGTATAAGGTGCTGAACGACAAGCTGCCACCGACATACCTGCACCAGTCGGAAATGTTTCATGTGCCGGGCATTCACTGCGACGATGACCTCTGGGGTAAGGGGGTCATTGCTCATGCCGCAGAATCAATCGGGATGGGTATTGCCACCGAGCAATATGGCGCGTCCCACTTCGGCAACGGCGGCGGCCCGTCCATCGTTGTATCGCACCCGAAGACGCTTGGAGACGAGGGGGCGAACAACCTGCGGAAGTCGTGGCAAAAGCGATTCACCGGCCCAGATAAGGCGAATGGACTGCTGGTGCTTGAGGAAGATACCAAGGTTTCGCACCTATCATTCCCTCCCGAGGCCAATCAGTTCCTGCAGACTCGCCAGTTCAATATCACGGAAATTGCCCGGTGGTATAACCTGCCGCCGCACCTGCTGCGTGAATTGAGCAAGTCCAGTTTCAACAACATCGAGTCCGAGTCGCTGCACTTCATTCTGATCAGCATTATGCCGTGGCTCATTCGTTACGAAGACGAATGCAACCGGCAATTGCTGATCGAAGAAGACAAGGAAAGGTACTTCTTCAAGTTCCTGCTGCAGGGCATGCTGCGTGGAGACCAGACGGCTCGTGCCGCGTTCTACAAGGCGATGTTTGAGATGGGAGTGTACTCCATCAATGACATCCTGGAGCTCGAGGATCGCAACCCAATCGGCCCAATGGGAGACCTGCGGTTCGTTCCGATGAACTTCTCGACGTTGGGCAATGTGTTTGCTCCTCCGCCACCACCAACTCCCGTACCAGTCGATAACAATGGGCAAGATCCGATGCAAGCACTGCTACAGGATCTGACAAAAGTCTCAATTCAGCAATTTCAATCTGCCCAGGAAACGAAACCGATTGTGATCCCGGCTGAGTCACAGGAAATCGCCATCACACGCACTACGCTGGCGACGGCCGCGAGAGACACGCTGTCGTCCACAATTTCCGACATGATTTGGTACGAGGGCAAGAAGGCGACGCGGGAAGCTCAAAACAGCCGGACATTCGAAGCATGGTGCGCGACGTTCTACGACGACAAGTTCAAGACCCTGTTTGCAGACAAAGTGCGTCCAATGCTGGCGGCGTCCACGGCGTTCGGTGTGACGGTCACAGCCGAGCAATTGACAGCGATTCATTGCGACCAGTCGCGCACTGATCTGCTAGCCCTGCTCTCGACGCCAAACAAGGAATTCGCGACGGCCGTGCAAGCGACAGTCGAGAACTGGGAGTCGCGTGCGATCACCGAGGCGGCTATGGTTTTTACTCCTAAAGAAGGATCCCAACAGTGATTACCCACAAGACAATGGCCGCGTTTGCCGAGCACGGCGACACATGGTGCCTTGACGTTAATGGACTGTCCCGATTCATCGCCGATGGCGAACGCAAGATCCAGCCACGATTGCCGAAGGTCAACGGCGCTGTAGCCGTGATTCCAATCCAGGGCGTCATCACCAAGCGAGGGGGTTGGTTCTCTGATGGCACGGACCGTGTCTCTCGCACACTCGACGCTGCAATGGCATCCAAAGCGGTTGGCGGCATCGTGCTTGATATCGACTCTCCTGGCGGGTCATCCTACGGCCTGATGGAATTCGCCGACAAAATATTCAGCCTGCGTGGGTCGGGAAAACCGATCATTGCGATTGCCAATCCCCTGGCTGCATCTGCTGCGATCTGGGCGGGCTCCGCGGCCGAACAGTTTATTGCCACTCCGTCTGGAGATGTGGGCAGCGTCGGTGTGTGGTCGCTGCATATCGACTACTCAGCAGCGATGGAAGCGGAAGGGGTGAAGCCGACGTTCATTTTTGCCGGTAAGTACAAGGTCGAAGGCAACCCCTACGAGCCACTGAGTGACGAGGCACGCGCGGAAATGCAACGTAGCGTGGATGAGACATACGACGACTTCCTGAACGCGATGGCGCGCAACCGAGGCGTACCGAAGGCGAAGGTACTTTCAGACTTTGGTGAAGGTCGTGTGCTGTCTGCTGCACGCGCGAAGGCCGCGGGAATGATTGATCGAGTTGCATCACTGGACGATGTGCTCGCCGGCATGGGCGCCACGGCGTTGGTTTCTCGAGACTATGCCGCGTCTGTAGAGCAGATGCTACAGGCGACATGGACTGGTGAGCCAATCGCCGCACCGGAAGGCACTGCTGCCACTTTGCTCCGGCAGCGGCGCGAACGGGAACGGAGCCGCGCATGATGATGAGGCCGGTGTGCCCACACTGCAAGCGACTGGCGGTGTGTGTCAATTCTCACGTCTCCGGCGAGTTGCGGGTGCGGTCATTTGGCTGCAAGCAGTGCCGGGAATGGAGTCTTGGCACTGAGGTTGTCCCTTTTGATATCCAGAGAACTCGCACCGTTATTAGTAACATTTTTAGAAGTACCTCTGGACGATTTATGTCAGTTCGGTAAAGTACATCCAGCAGAGAGAAATCTCTGACATAAAACAATCTACTCAGTCGGCGAACGCAAACGCGAGACCGGCAACCTCTGCAAGTTTCTTACTTGCCGGTCGCCATTTCACATTTGCGTTCTTTTGTTGAACGCTCCAGGCACCGGCCTCACAGGAGCGTTCCATGAACAAACTGGTCGAACTGATCGATGCACTTGCTGCTCGCATGACTGCCATCAACGCCGAGCAGGCCACGATGGAATCGGAAGCAGAAAAGAATGCCAACGGCCTGATGACGGCCGATCAACAGACGAAGTACCAGGCACTCAGTGCTGAGTACGACAAGGCTAAGGCCGATAAGACCGCAGCCGAAGTGCAGTACAACGAGCAGAAAGCTCGTCAGTCTCGCACCAATGCCACGACCACGCGGCCAAAGACGGCTCCGAATACGACGCAGACCTCAAATCCCGTTCCGGCTGCCGCCGAAGACCCCAAGAAGGGGTTCAAAACGCCGCGAGAGTTCCTGTCTGCTGTCATGGCGGCCGGACTGTCAGGCGAGTTGGATGAGCGTCTGCATCTGTGCAAGTCGATGGCTGCGGGCGGCGACGAGCAGAGCACGTTCAGCAATCCCTACGGCAACTTCCTGATTCCGAGCGGCTTCAGCCCGAATCTGCAGTCACTGATGGCGGAAGCCGACCCGATCGGCGGACTGGTGACTCAGATTCCGATGGAGTCGGCGGTGGTCGATATTCCGGCCCGCGTGGACAAGAACCACACATCCAGCGTCTCCGGTGGACTGCGTGTTTACCGGCGAGCGGAAGCCGATACGTCTGCGTCCAGCCGCATGGAATTCGAGCAGGTTACTCTGCGGGCCACCTCGCTCTTTGGGGTGGCGTATGCCACCGAAGAACTGCTCGGCCGGTCGCCAATTTCCTTCATTGCCCTGCTGGAGGCTGGCTTCCGCGACGAATTCGGTGCGAAGCTGATCGACGAGCGATTGAACGGCACTGGCGTCGGCATGATGGAGGGCGTCAATAACTCCCCATGCGTCATTCAAGTGGCAAAGGAGACCGGTCAGGCGGCCGCAACGATCACCAAGGAAAACATCGACAAGATGCGTTCCCGGTGCTGGGGCTATGGTCGGGCAGTGTGGCTGTACAACCACGACTGTTTGCCGCAACTGCGCAGCCTCGTTCAAGAGGTTGGCGTGGGTGGTGCACCGGTGCCGTACTTCAGCGTGGACGCCAATGGCAACGCTACCCTGGATGGTCGGCCGGCATACGCCACCGAGTTCACACAGACCCTGGGTACTGCTGGCGACTTAGTGCTCGGTAACTGGTCGCAGTACCTGGAAGGCACGCTGACCGGCATGAGCAATGCGGAATCGGTACACGTCCGGTTCCTCAATCACGAGCGAACCTTCAAGTTCTGGATGGAGAACGACGGCCGCTGCTGGTGGCGTTCGGCCATGACTCCGAAACGGAGCTCGAGCACGCTCTCCCCGTTCGTCACTCTCGCTACCCGCGGCTAATTCGGGTGTTCCACCCATTCACTCAACCTTGCATGGAGCCTGAATATGGCCAGTCCTCAGTCGAGCAATCTGTTGCTCAGTCAGATGAAGATTACCCAGTACGACTTCGACCCCGATGGCACATCTGCTGTTGATGTGGCGTGGGTTGACATGCGGGACTTTGAGAACTTCGCGTTCTCATTCTTCCGCACGGTCGGCACCAGTGATGTCACCGTCAAGATCCTGGCCAACTCGTCCAGTACGGGTGGCGGAACAGACGTGGAAATCAAGTCCTGGACCAATGCCACGTTTGGAGACCCGGATGCAGTGGGTGACTACGCATTCGGTGAGTGCACTGCCCAGGAAATCGCGCAGGAAGCGGCCGACGCCGGCGTGGCTGATGTGCGGTATGTGTCCGTTAACCTGACTTTCGGCACGGGCACGGATGAAGGTGTCGTCACCTACATTCGCGGCGGGGCGAAGCGCAAGTACGACGGCCTGACCGCCAATTCCATCGCCTAACCTGGACAGTGACTCATGGCGAAGGCCAATAAACAAACCAGTGATGTCGACCAGCCAGGAGACCAGGCGCTTTCCGAAAGGGAGCGTCTGGCGATGGCTGTGTTTACCAATCTGGCCAGTACCAACTTAACGACGAGCAAAACCATCGAGCATGTTGTCGCGATGTCTTTCGATATCGCGGCCGCATTCTTCGGTGAGTTAGAAGCACGTCGCTCACCCAATACACCGACAGCGGTTGAATCCGCCAGCGCAGCAGCGCCGTCACAAGGAGCAGCGAATGGCCAGTAAAGGCTACACCGACCGCGGCACGAAACGAGTGAGTGTCTACGACCCCACATTGTCGCCAGGATATTCCGCGAACCTGTGGAAGACCTGCCCGCTGCAAGAGTACCTGCATGACCCCATGATCGGCGTCATGTGCGACGAACGCTGGCAGGGCTACAACGCTGCGTCCACAACCGGGGATTACGTGCTGACTCAGGCCACCCAGGGGACTGCGGCCATCAGCACCGCAGCGCCGGGAGTGCTGGAGCTGGACAGCAACAGCACTACCAGCACGCAAGGGGCCAACCTGCAACGCGCCAAGTCGGCGTTTGTGCCGGCCGCGGGAAAACATATCTGGGCCGAGTTCAAGCTCAAGATCGTTGATACGTTCGATAAGGTCGAACTGTTCGCGGGCCTGGCAGAACTCGACACAACTATCATCGGGTCCAGTGCCATTTCCACTGCCAATCACATTGGCTGGTACAGCGTGACTGACGACGGCGTGTTGTTGTTCGGTGCCAACAAGGCATCGGCAGCCGCGACGAAAGCTGCAGCCACGATCGCCGAAGATACCTACATCACGCTGGGCTTCTATGTCAACGGCGTCACGGAAATTGAGCAATATATCAACGGTGTGCAGGTCGGAACGAATCACGTGACGGCCAACATTCCAGTGGTGGCTCTGTATCCATCGTTTGTGTGTCAGTCCGCTGGCACCAACGACCCAATCATGCACATTCAAGGTTATCGAGTGTTCCAACTGCGGTAAGGAGACCTTACCCGTGGAAGGCTACGAACTGACGGGACCATATAGTGTCGTAACTCCGCCGTCAGATACGTCTCTGGCAACGTGGCTAGAAGACGCAAAGGCGGAGATCGATATCGTTGATGACGAGTCTAGCAACAGCCGGTTGATGCGACTCATTCGGGCGGCCGTCAAGCAAGTGGAGACGGATGCGCGACTGGTGGTCATGTCGCAAACATTACTGTATCAAGCGGACGAATTCCCCTGCGATCAGGTTGAACTGCGGAGACCACCAATCTCGTCGCTGCTGCATGTCAAACACTACACCGGTGGCGTGCTTACCACATTGTCGCCGGCTTTATATCAATCAGATCTGTCGAGCAACCCGGCTAGGATTCGTCCAGTACACGGCGCGTCATGGCCTTGCACCGACTGCCGAATGAATGCAGTGCAGGTGCAATTTATCTGCGGTCATGCGACGGCGGCAGCTGTTCCTGAATACCTCAAGCACGTGATTCTGTCGGTGGTGCGTGGCCTCTGGCATGACTGCGACTTAGCCGATGGGTACTGGGCCATGATTCGCCGACTCAGGACGGAGGCCACAATCTCGTGACGTGCAAAACATGCCAGACGATGCCACCGCGGTGTGACCTCACCCTAACGGTCGAGAAGCCCGGCCCGGCAGTTGATGCGGCGGGGCATCCTGATTTGACAAACCCGAATGCGTGGGTGACGGTGGGCACGATTCGAGCCCGCGCAGTGACTCGCGGGGGAAAAGAAGCATACGTTTTCAAACAGACTCAGGCAGACACGACCACCGTCTTTTACTCACCGAAAACACAACTGTCGGCCAGTCTCCACAAGCACACAGATTGGCGACTGCGTCGCAATGACGAGGTCTACGAAATCACTTACGCGGACGTCGTCAATAAGACCAGTCGCGAGGTCATGATCGAGGCGAAAGAGGCAGTCTGATGGCTGCAAAAAAGACATACGTCAATATCACCGGCATGAAGGCGCTGCTGAAGGCGCTCAAGGTACTTCCCGAGAAGTCGCAGAAAAAGGTCATCAAGTCGGCTGTTGCCAAGGCGGCTACTCCAGTAGTCAAGGCGGCCAAGAAGCTGGTGCGACTCGGAACGGGATTGAAGCCGAACGGAACGCAGCGCGAACACCTGCGAAACACGATCACGAAGACGTCCGCGAAGATCTACAAAAACGGCACGGTAATGGTTGTGGCGGGGCCGAAGTCCAAGGCCGCACCGCACGCGTTCCTGGTGGATCTCGGGACAAAGCCGCACTTGATCAAGCTGAGCAAACCGTGGGGACGGCTTCCGGCCGGGTTCACGATTCAGCATCCGGGAGCCAAGGCACAGCACTACATGTCTCGAGCGGCAGATGCCACGCGAGCGGTCGCACAAGCGGCAATGGAAAAAGGTATCGCCAAGGGCATTGAGCGAGAAGCGGCCAAATTGGCGAAACAGAAATGATAGACATCACACTCGCCTCATACTTGGCTACGCGAACAGCCGTCACGGCGATTGTAGGTACGACCAACGGCATATTCGGAGTTAAGGCGAAACAGAAGAAAGAACCGCCATTCATTACGTACGAACAATTGGGTGGCGACAAGTTTTATCACACACGTGGGGCTTCGGGTCTGGCAGAAGCGGCGATTCAATTGCTGGTGCGATGCGACACCTACCCCAAGTGCCACGAACTATTTGAAGTCCTGCGGGATGAGCTGGACGGCTACAGCGGCACATGGGGCACAACAACGATTCGCGGTGCGTTTCTGTCCGAGCCCAGCAATGTGTCAGTGCCCAACTCCAACACCGGCAGCGATGCCGCACAGTACGCACTGCAGGGAACGCTGACAGTGCATTACTTCCGGGATCCACCAACCTTCGGGGAATGAGCGTGAGTGACCTGATTGAGATCAAAGCAAGGTCAAAGTCTGGAGTTACGCAGACGTTCAATGTGTTGGAAATTCTGGAGATCAACGGGCGTCCGTACCACTCCAGCGACGCCTACGACGAACTGCGATCGCACGTAATCCACTTGGACGGTCGGTTAACGGCAATCGAAACCATCATTAGCAAGGGCGCATAACATGGCCGATACAGGCTTTGGAATTACGATCGCATTCGAGTCGGGTTTTCTCGCGGAAATCATCGATGTCACGCTCCCGGAATGGACGCGAGATGAGATCGAAACTTCGCACACCGCGACCACCGACAACGCCAAGACATTCATCATGCAAGACCTCGTTGACTACGGGGAATTGCAG